GCTTGTTCGTGGCCTTACACGGCCGTGAGCTTGGTTTCGCCATTTCTCTATCTCCAGAACGGGGGTAGATATGCCTTAGTCTACCAGGTCAGCGGGTCCTTACGGGACCAGGGTCAAGTCCTTGATACTGGACTCGACCTGGGAACTCGCAAGGAGATCCGTCAGACGAGTGTAGACATCGGCCCGATGCGTGGCATCAGCACGTGCGTCGAACTTCACCTGTACTTCGGCGTAAGTGATGAACTTTACGTCACCACCGCAGCCACAGGCGGAGTCTTCAGGGACGAGGACCGGAATCGTGAGATTCCAGCGAACGGTCGTACGCTTACCCCCAGTATTCACCCGGCCAAACAGGCTGGAGAAACCGGAGAGCAGCGACGCCGCACGGTTCATGAAACGGGTTGCCCCGTTGATGAAACCCTCGCCTACGTAGGTGATGGTATTCAGGACGATGTTGGACATGGAATGTGCCCTCTAGTAACGGATGACCGGAGGACCCGGCCGGGAATGGCTCCCCACTAGTACGGTGAGGGCCGCGACGCTGTTGGCCATTTTATTGACGTTCAGCTTATTCTTGACTGCAGGTAGGAAGGGTGGTAACACTCCGACCACTGGCAGGATCGATCTCTCGAACCAGTCAGTGGAAAGAACGAACGGATGGGACATCGGGTCGATAACGACCGTGATCCCTGGCTCGCCAACGGAGTACCCTCCTAGCCCCGCTACCTTGCTAACGACACTTCGCGTTCCCTCGAGGAACCGGCAATCTTGCCCGGCCATACAGGCCCGGAGCCAGTCTGAGGTATTGGTGACGTAATCCGCCATCCAAGAGAAGCGCGTCAATTGTTCCGCCAAGAGAACGGGATTGTATAGCCCTAACCGCTGGAAAGTGGTAGGCTTGACTGGGATTCGATACTTGGCCGAGAAACCGACCTTGACATTGTGCCTTACCCGAAGGTACGACGACATGCCGTGCATCTCATTCACCCAAGCGGTCCCAACTTTGATTTCACGATCCTGAAACTCCTGACTCCCACCACGGATGGTGGTCGTAAAAGTCTCTGCGCCCCTCACGGGGTCAGCCAACGACGCTTGCAGTTGAACGCTAGCGTTGAAGAGGTCGTTAACCAATGGATCTATCCCAAACTGCTTGACAAGCCAGCTTTGGACGATGGTCTCTAAGAGGGATGTGTTCTGCCCCCCTAGATTCCTGAGCGCGGCCTCACGGCCCTGCTCACCATAGATACGCAATGTATCTGCGACTAGGTTCGGACTTTTGCGGGTAGCACGCGCGATGGATCGCGCAGCACCCACTAGGCTGCTTGCAAGGCTAGCAGCCATTCCGCAAGTTTCGCGGAACTCGCCCGCAGCAATTCCTAGCTGCCAACTATCTTTTCCGCTCGCATCAGCAAGGCGGTTCAAGAAAGCCACCTGCGCCAGTGCCGTTACTCGGTT